GCCCGCGACCGTGGCATCTTCACCGCCGCACGCGACGCCGGGGTCCCTCTAGTGTGGAATCTGGCCGGTGGATACGCGAACCCGATGCAAGACACGATCGACATTCACCTGCAAACGCTGGCGATCAGCGATGAGGTATACCATGGCAAAACCGCTATCGTTTCTTGATTTAGCACAGGGGGTCGGCAAGGGCCACCGCGCCATCGCCGCTACCCCCGGCGCACAGCGTATCAACCCCGCAATGCGCCAAGCGCAAAAAAACATGTTGCCGATCGAGATCGTCGAGCAGTACAACAACGCCGGGATCTTCGGCAAGACCGAACGGGGCGAACCGATCCGGGCCACGATGTCTTCGTCGCATCAGGACGCGGTAAAGCGTGGGAACATGCCGCACACGGGTCGAATTCGGTTGGACCCCGAGAGCAAAGTGCCGAAGGACTTGGACGAGGCGCACGCCCGAGGCGAACGCCCAAGCCTCGAATGGTACGACACCACAGTGAAGCCGGGGAAACAGCTTCTAGGCTCGGAATTGTTCATGCGCATGCAGAGAGAAGCAATGCGCAACCCGCGTGGTGCGTCGACGCCAACGCCGGTAATGACGGAAATTGATGCGATGAACGTCAAGCCCGAAGGGTACAGGATCAACCCGGACTCGATGTGGTGGAAGAACCTGCCCGCGAAGGGTAAAGAGATGTATGCACTCGCGTATGACATGATGCGGGCACAGGGCCACGGTAATGCGGCAGGGACTTTAACCGACGTGAACAAAGCCCGACGATTGGGTAATGTGGCGTCACACTCTCTCGGCCATGGGGACACGGGGTTTATCTCTCCGGTAATGGAAATGGGATACGATCCCGGGCTGTCCACCCAATTGTTCCATTACCCGGTGTCTTCAAATAAATCCGAGGCCGACTACCTGCAGAATCTTTTCAGAGGCAAAGGGATGGTGCTCAACGACCAGACCCGCTCGTTGGTGGATGAGGCGCAGAAAATTCGAACGCCCGATCTCGCAACCATGTCGCCGGACGAGACCCTCGGTACACTGCTCCTGCGCGAGGCGCAGCTGGCCGGTGCCTATGGTCCCACCGGGACGTCCGCTCTGCGGTTCAACCATGTACGACCCTACGACAATCCCGGACTTAAGGCACTCGCCGAGCCACACGTGCTGGGCAACCAAAACACGATTGAGGGGGCGATGGGTCCCGCGACTCTCGGGCGGCAGGGCACGACTGAGGCGATTGTGCGCGGGTTGATACAGGGGGTAGAGCCAGAAGTCGTGATTAAAATGCTACTGGACCAAGCCCCGCCCGGAGGATTCAAAGGTCGATACAAAAAAGGAGGACTCGCACATGCTGCAGTCATCAGTTGATATAGAAGCGATCACCGCCGAGCGCGGGGAGCAGTACGGGGATTTCGCGGACCAAGGCGTGATCGCCCAGTGGCTCAAAGAATACATGCGAATGCAACCCGGGTGGAAAGACTTGCTCCCCCATCAGCGCGAATCGCTCGATATGATCCAGCACAAAGTCTCGCGGATCTTGAACGGCAACCCGAACCACATCGATTCGTGGTCCGACATCGCTGGGTACGCGCACATCGTGGCGATCCGAATCCCTAAGGCGTAGAGGGGGTATTGACGACATTGTACCACCTGTGTTATAATACAGATTCTGGGTCAGTGAGACGATCCAGCAACCCCGATAGACCACATAGAGGACACACAATCATGGCAAAGACGACGACGAAGCCCACCACGATCACCGCCGACATGGTGGACGAACTTGCAAGCGTGCGCGACCAGCTGAAAGCGCTGACCGCTCGCGAGAAGCACCTCAAGGAGACATTCCGCAAGAGTGGCGCAGCCATTTACCGAGGCGACCACTACCAGATCGAGATCGTGTTCACATCGCGCCCGCAGCTGGACATGGACGCGGTTCGTGCCAAGCTCTCGCCCGCTTGGATCGCTGAGAACACCGGCGAAGTTGAGGTGATGAACATTCGCCAGATGGAGATCGTGAAATGAAAGCCACTCCCTACATGACCAAGACCGGCGTCCAGATCGGGTGCATGTACGAGCCCCCACGCAAATGGGAGGCCAGTGCCGACATGGAGAACCTGCAAACCGCGCTGCTGCACCCCCCGCGCCGCCTGAATTTCCGCGCCCTGCGTTCCAAGGTGCTGTGGGTGTTCAACGCCGCGCTTTTTGTCGCATTCGTACTCGCGGTGCACTATGTCGGTTGAGACCGAAGCGGACGAGAGCGCAGACGAGTGCCCCGTGTGTGGTGCCGGAATGCGCGTTCGCTGCTTGCAGTCCAAGACCGACCCCCGGCACGACATTTTCTGGGCGCGATACGGGTACGAATGCCCCGAGTGTGGTCACAAAGGCGACACTTGGGAGGTACTCGGCGATTAGACGATACTTGACAGGGTATCGCACCCGTGTTATAATACAACCTTCATCAACACTCATAGAGGACACGAAATGGCACACGAACTGAACTTCAACGCAGCGGGCAAGGCTTCCATGGCATACACGGGCGACACCCCGTGGCACGGCTTGGGCCAGCAGCTGACCCCCGACGCCCCGCTGGACGTCTGGACCCGTGAAGCGGGCCTCGACTGGGAGGTCAAAAAGGGCGCGATCGCCTACGAGGTGCGCGACGAGGAGAACAACCCCGTACGCATGCAGACCGTTCCGTGCCGCTGGGCGCTGTACCGTTCCGACACGGGCGCTCCGCTTTCCGTGATGTCGAGCAACTACCACATCACGCAGCCCCGCGCCGTAATGGAGTTCTTCCGCGACCTGACCGAGGGCGGCGATTTCAAGATGGAGACCGCCGGTGTCCTGCGCAACGGCTCGACCTATTGGGCGCTCGCCAAAGCCGAGGACTCGTTCGACGTGGGCGGTGGCGACGTCGTCCTGCCCTACCTACTGCTGGCCACGTCCTGCGACGGCTCGATGTCCAACACCGCGCAGTTCACGACCACCCGCGTCGTGTGCAAGAACACGCTGTCGCTGGCGGTGGGCAACAAGACGGGCCAGATCCGGGTGCCGCACAGCACGCAGTTCAACGCCGCGAAATTCAAGGCCGAGTTGGGCCTGTGCGCCGACACGTGGAGTCAGTTCAAGACGAACGCCAGCACGCTGTCCAAGCGCAAGGTGTCGAAAGAGGAAGCGGCGCGGTACTTCCTCGACGTGTTCTACGGGGACGACGCCGAGACGGTGGACGTGCAAGCCAAACGGCCAATGATCGAACTGGTGACCAAGATCTACCTCGACGGGGTGGGCCAACGGGCCAAGACCACGCAAGGCACAGCGTGGGGACTGCTGAACGCCGTCACCCGATTCGCCGACCACGAGCGCAAAGCCGCTTCTCGCGACACTCGCTTGCAGTCCGCTTGGTTCGGTGCCGGTGCGCGATTGAAACGCGACGCATTGACACAGGCGCTGGCGCTGGTATAATCGTTCCGTGGCTTCTTGCAGTTGCCACACTCAAAGGGGGCTTCGGCCCCCGATTTTTAAACACATAGAGGAATACAAACATGGCACGCACCGTATGGACCATCGCAGAGAAAAAAGCGATTTTCGCCCGGATGGAGGATTACTTCCGCATGCACCCGAACGGCGGGCGAAAGGAGGCACTCCGACACGCGCAAAGCGTGCTCAACTCGAGCCGCTGGATCGTCGTTACCAACCAGCGGGTGTACAACTACAAAGACCGGATCGACGTCGCTCGACAGAACGCCCGCAAGAGTGTGCCCGAGAAGGCCACGCAAGCGCCCGCCGCTATCCCAGCCCCGACCCCTGCGCCCGAGCGCAAGGAGAGTACCACGGAGCGCCTCGCTCAGGCATTCGAGCGACTGCTGGACATCATGGCCGACGCGGTAGCGGCCAAGGTCGCCGAGCGGATAAGTCCCCAGATGTCCCGGGCGGAACTCCGGGAGCACGTGGACCAGCAGTTCGAGGCGGAGTACGCGAAACGCCCCAAGCACGACCCGCGCCCCGTTCCACGTCTGGCCGACACCCCCCTCCCCGGGGTGCTCGTGATCGGACTGCTACCGGCACAGGCTCACTCGGTGAGCCAAGCGTATAAAGGCGAACTGGACCTCGCATTCCTCGGGTCCGAGGAGGCGATCTCGCGCCCCGCGACGCTGCGGGCGCACACGGTGCTGATGACCAAGTTCATAAGCCATGCGGTGCAGGACAAATACCGCAAGGCCCCCCAGCTGCATTACTGCGACGGTGGTATCACCGCGCTGGTGGGGGTACTTGACAAGATTGTAGCACCTGTGTTATAATACAAGCTTTTCAACCAACCGATAGAGGACAACACGATGCAGACTACCGCCTACCCCAGCGCCGAACTGACAATGTTCGGGTGCAACATCGCCGAGTACAAAGAGTCCGTGCGCCGTTCATTCACCTACCGCTACACCGGCGGGAACATGATCGTCGCGGGCCTGATGTCCGACGCGCAGGAACTGATCGCGATGGGCGACAGCGAATCCGCCCGCCAAATGCTGAACCGCGCCAAGTCGATTCTGTTCGACATCATGGAAGGCCAAATGTCCGGTGGCCCGGAGGTGCAGTGATGCGAAGCGAGATCTGCTACACCGACCTCGCGGCGGTCTACCGTCGCAAATTCGCCGCGCTGGGCCAATACGAGTGCCAGTGCGCCCTACAGGACTGCTACGAAACGCTGCGGCTGCACGAGGGCAACCCAGCGTCCGACGAGTACGTGCGTAAGCTCTGGTGCGAAATCGACGCGATCCGCGACCGGCAAATGGCGATCCGCAAAGACGTCCGCGAACTCGAACAAATGAGGGCCTACCCATGAAAACATCTGAACTGACAGACAACGCCCTTGATTGGGCAGTGGCGAAGTGTGAGGGTATTTACTTTGAAGACCTTGAAGACTTTGAACACTCAGCCCCTGATTACTCTGATTGGGCACAAGGTGGTCCGATCATTGAGCGTGAGGGATTGACACTGACCCACCAAGCCGACCGATGGGTAGCGCAGACAGATGCCGATTTGTTTGCGTATGGCCCCACACCCCTGATCGCCGCCATGCGCTGCTACGTTGCCAGCAAGCTGGGCGACAATATCGACATACCAGAGGAGCTAATAGTATGATGATCCTCAACGCTACAATGGACCTCGTGGACGCGATCGCCAATCGCGAACTCGAGCCCCTCTGGACCGAAGGGTCCGTCGGGTGCATCATCGCGAAAGGCTCCAGCTTGGAGGGTCTGCCCAAGGTCGCGTGCTGCGTGCAGCATTTCCCCCGGGACGGGTCCTACAAGGTCTGGTGGCCCGACCACCCGTGGACCGAGGGGGTGCAGGAGTACGTCGACACCCTGTTCGACTCGTCGGGCGAGGCCGAATGACCCTATAGCGAATAGGGTCATTTTGCAGGGGGATTGACAAACCCATTGCACCCGTGTTATAATACAGATTCTGGGTTGATGAAACGGCCCAGAACCCCCCCAATCAACACATAGAGGACACTGCCATGAAAATCGCAACACGCACCGCCACCAACACCCAAGTCGAAATCGTCTCCGTGAACGGCGGCTGGACCAAGATCCGCGCAATCGGCCAGCAAAAGATCATCAACGTCCGCAACGGCGAGTTGACCGGCCACACCGAGGTGACCGCGCCAATCGTGCGCCAATACGTGAAAGAGGCGGCTGTCACCGCCGAGACAGTGATCGCAAAGGCCAGCGCCCGCGCCAAAATGGACATCGCCGAGCGCAAAAACGGCAAAGTCGACCCCCTGTACCTGCCCCAGTACACCACCTACACGACCGCAATGGCGGACGGTTCCAAGAAGCGCTCGATCGACAAGGGCGACTCGGTAGCGGTGGCGCTGCGTGCGCTGACCCTCGACGGCGTGTACGCCAAAGCCTCGGCTGCCACCGGCATCTCCCAAGTTGGCCTTCGCGACCGCTTCGCGCACCTGAACCCCGGAATGCAGCGCATGAACCTCGGCAACATGATCCGCAAAGCACTCAAGGAGACCGCAAATGCCTGATAAAAAAGAAGTCCGGGTCCGCCTCCATCGGGCGGACCTCTCCGGCGAAATGCTGCTGGAGGGCCAGCGCATCGCCTTCACCGCCCGCATCGACGGGCCGAAGGTGGACGCCGAATTCGCGGACCCGGGGGTGGACCAGTGGACCGCCTTCCGGGCACTGGACCGCTGGGTCGACGAGAACCTGCGGGGGTGACGCGATGCAAGTCTGCGCGAAATGCAAAGCCGAGCGACTGGCCAACGGCGGGGTGGAGACCCGCCCGGGCCGGTGGCTGTGCGCCAAATGCTGGGCAGCGTTCACCCAGCGCAAATAACACCGGGAGGGGGGATTGACAAAGGTACAGCACCCGTGTTATAATAGAACCTTTTCAACCAACAGATAGAGGACAACGCACCATGAACAAAGCACGCCGCACAGCAGTCGACAAAGAACTGGCCACCGTCCGCGACGCAATGGACGCCCTGCGCACCGCACTGCAGAACCTGCAAGACCTCGCGACCGAAGAGCAGGACTGCTTCGACAACATGCCCGAGGGCCTCCAAGCGTCCGAGAACGGGCAGCGTATCGAGGAGATCGCGCAAGCGTTTGAATCGGCCAACTCGACGCTCGAATCGGCGATCGACGACATCGACTCGTCCATCGACGAAATCGCCGACGCCGTGAACCAATGAAAGGCACGACCATGGACCA